CAAAACCCTGTACGGTCATGTGCCTGGGGTGTTCTCCGTCCATCATGACGAAATCGAGAAAAACGACCCATTCGACTTCGCTCAGGGCGGTCGGCGCGGTCGGTCGGTAGGTCGCCGGCGTCATGGGCGACGTCGAGGGGCGACCGATGATGCTCAACGCCGGTCTTCGGGTGGGCGGGTCGGGGTGGTCGGGGGCGGTGGGGTGGGTACACAGACCTTCATTTAATCGATTCATCACACAGCCCCTAATATCAGCCGTGAGCGATATTCCGCTTTTGCAGGATAAAACATGGTCTATGCCAAGTAAACGCCTCTTTTCAGCGCTGAGGGGCGCACGCTGGTCTGTGAGCTTGACCACGTCGTATATCTCCTGGCCACAGTTCAGGGGTACGACCGAATAGCCGTTGTACGAACGAACTGTCTGACGACGTTCGATGGCCGTTGCCCGGGCTCCGGTGCGCGCGGTCGTCGTCAACGCAAGGTCGTAATCCTGTTCGAGAATATCGAATACCAGGTCTATCTCTTCCCAGTCAAACGACTCGGTGAAGATGGTTGCGCTATTTACCTGCACTCGGTTAGCCGCTTTGTGCGACGTGTGATAGTGCGCCTCAAGTATGGCGTGGTCTGTACCATAGGTATAATCTTCGGAGTCTGACGATTGTATGTACTTGAGATAACCGAAGTATCCCCGGAAAAACAGGACGTCCGGTATCATGGCGAGGAGTCGGAGAGCCGCGGTCTTTCCCGATTCGCCTGGATTGATGGTGAACGCCGGTTCTAAATCGGTTAATACGCTCGATGAACCGCCCAGGGCGGAGAACTCCAAGCCTGCGCGAGAATGGATGAAGCTCAGCAGTTGATAGATGTTTAGATCACCGGATGCCCATGAGTATTGTCGCCTGGCCTTCCATCTTTCGAGCAACCCCCATCCATCGACGGCGTTTACGGTCAATGTAGAACGTCCGCCTTTGGATAGATAGTCGAACGATTGTATCCAGTAAGCGGGGCCTGAACTGTGCTCAGGGCTGCCAGCGTCTGTCGTGTAGTAACCAGGCGAAAAACGAAGCTCGGAGCCAAGTTTAAGGTGCTCGTAGGTGTCGTCGTCTTCGCCGATGGAGTTGAAACGTCCGTCGTCGTTCCTGAGAATGACGGATATCTCGCCTGTCGCTTCCCGTGCGCTGGCCTTTATTCCTAATACGCTGGTCGTTAGCTCCACCGACCCTGCGGCGACCGACGCTCGCCATACGCCGTCGGGGCGTGTGAGCCAGACGTATGAACCTGACCATGCCAGCGACAGTCCGTAGCTAGACGTGAGATTAAACGGGACTGGCTCTCGCCACAGGTTCGATATGAAGTCTGCCGACGCTATGCCATGCGTCCAGTACGGACGTGAGTACGATTCGGTGCCTGAGTACGCTTCAACAAACCACGCCCGATAGACGTCGGGGAGAGCGATGGTCGGGTGCACGTACGTTACACCACTGGCGCTCTCTGCCAGCATGACCTCGGCTAGCGAGCTCCAATTCCCCACTGCCGCACTGTAGCCATCGCCAAGTACGCACGTCCACACGCCCGGGTCGTCGTTGGGGTCGGTGCCGGTTACTATGATGTTGTAGTCTCCCTGGTATACCACCGCTACGCCTGTTATTGAGTTGAGGCTGTTCGCCCACGACGCGCCTGCTTCGTCGGTCAGGAGCTCGCCGAAGTCTAGCTCTCTAAGCCAGATGTTATGAGCCTGGCCATATTTAAACTTCGCTCTAACCTTCGTGATGCTCTGCAACGTGAAGGTTAGCTCGGTCCATTCTCCGGTGATGAACGCCGAATCCCCTTCATAAAGGTCATGCCATGCGCCACCATAGTAGATGTCGATGTCAACCTCGCCATAGGCGGTATAGCCTGTCCATAATCTGACGGAATGGCAGTAGATGGCAGCATGCGTTAATTCGATGAATTTACCCCAATTCCCTATTCCTGGGCTCGTTTCATCTGCTCTACTTCCGGTGTCGTCGTCGTAGGCATTGGCCTCGCTATTCCAGGTGGCGTCGGGGTCGTTGTGGCCGGTGGGGGTCGTCCAGGACTCCGAGAGCGTTAGCCTTTTGCGATAGAGGTCTGTACCGTCAGAGTACAGTATGAGGAAGTTCGTTGCATCCTTGAAGCACGACGCCAGTCTAAAGTCTGCTGCGGTACCGGCGATTGTCTCGAGGTCATGCCAGTCCGACCAGGTGTCGCCGTTGTCTTCGCTCAGGGATAGATACAGGTGTCCGTCGGTCCCGATTCGTGTCGCCACGACGTTCGCTCCGTACGAACAGAGCGAGACGGCGTACGCCTCGACGCTCCAATCTGTCCAGGAGCTGTAGGTCGATTCTTCGTCGGGGCCGGTAACCCGCTGACGGTATAGATTGTTCGAGGCGTCTGTCCTGAGGCGTATGAGCGAGCCGTCGCCTGGCATGGTGACGGCATGGAATTTCTCTGCCTCGGCACCTTCGTACAGCCTCTCCCAATGAAACCTTGTAATACCCGCTACCTTGTCGAACACCTCGACCTTGGGGTGGGGTCGGGTGGAGGGGCGCTTCTGCGCTGCCGTCAGCGTGTCGGTTAGGGTTCTCATTCTTTTAACCGTTGCTCCCGTTCGTCAAGATATAAAAAAAGAGCTTTGCGTATGATTCCTGCTTTGCTACAGCATTGACGCTTTGCTTCATTCTCCAATCTGCTTTCTAATCTAGAGGGAATGCGAATTACAGTGGGTTTCATTTTTTGCATAGTATCCTCCATTGGACAATGAGATATCGCTCGACTCGACCGATATCGGATTTATCCGGACAAAAGCGATATCGTTTAGCCGAGCTAAGCATTTATTCACCGTCCTTTTCGGGCAGACACGTCGGTCTGCCCCTACGTGGTGGCGGATCTGTCTCGATTTTTCATTGGTAGATATCCATTAGGGTATTTTGCTTCCGGCTGAATGACAGCGCTCGTACATGCTCCCAGGGTCGATTGTGTATCATGTAGACGTCCTCAAGGTGCAGGACTCGAAGCTGCGGGATGAAGTAATGACAGAAGATGAGCAATCCGCCTGGTTTTAATACCCGCAGCACTTCCATGAACACTTGACGCCGATTGGCGTAATAGGTCCCGTACTGCTTTTTGTATTTCTTGGAGTACGGCGGGTCGAAGATCACGACGTCGGCGCATTCGTCCCGAAAAGGAAGCGCCTGTACGTCGGCGGTGATGTGGGGCGGGGGGTGGCCTTCGTGATGGTTGCGGTCAACGGTGATGCCAAAATCCCAACTACCGGAGCAAAGGTTGAGTACGGTTGGGCTGATGCATTGGTCAGCATGAGGGCAAACACATTGGTTTGCCCCTACGGCGCATTCGGTTTTTATGGCACTCTCGATTACGGAGCGCACTTCCCGGGTGAACGCTCCAAATAGCCTGGGCTTCGTTACGGATTTCATTTCGCGGCAGCTACTCCTTTTTTCTGATAAGCGATATGAGCCTCAGCACTGAAACGGCTACGGCTGCGATTGCTAATATGAGTTTTGCGGTTTTCATTTCAGGATCCCGAGTTCGATTTTTGTTCACCCTCACCCTATCCCTCTCCCATCAAGGGAGAGGGGATTTATGGGCCGACGACGGTATTTTTTGAGACGATGGGATAATAAGGGGTGAAAAGCTGACGGACCCGCACTCGGTTTTGTCTCCCCAGTCTCTTGATATGCCAGCGAAAGGCGTCAACCCTGGCCTTCCCCAGCGTCCGATAGCTCCTGGGGACATCCTCCCCAACATTGGCCTTGTTTATGGCCTCGGCTGCCCATTGCATGAGGGCGAAGCCCGCCGCTCCTTCCGCTATCAGGCGCTCGTGCACGGTGGGAATAGTCGAACCTTCGCTATCAAGGGTGTGTACCTTGCCGTAATAGACCTTCGCGTCGTATGTGCCGTCCGGCTCGGTATCGACAAGCAAAGAGAGCGTGTCGCCCCATGCAGAAAATCGAACATATGTTTTCGGATAATTGCCGGTGGGGTACTCAACGGCAATAATGACAACCCTGTCGCTCAATGATGATATGTCGATGTCCCGACTGGCAAGTGTGGCCTCGTCGTGAGTGTCCTCAAGCGGTATCGCGTAACTGAACTCCTGCAAGGCTCGCTCGATGGCCCGATCTATCTCATCGGTGGACCAGGATTCGTTTGTCTCGTCGTGCAGGTCTCGCTCAACCAGGTCCCGCATTTCTGCCAAGTCCATTATGGCCTCCTTCGTCGGCAAGCTCTAAATTAGAATCTCTAAATCCTAATGGGCGAGGAGACCTCGCCCCTACGGTAATTGTTCACCCTCACCCTATCCCTCTCCCATCGAGGGAGAGGGGATTCGATTGACGGGGCGGCGGGGGGCTTGGGGGGTGAGACTCCCAAGCCCCCCCCTGTCCGCTACGATAGCAAGGAGAGAGGGCAAGGCTCTCCTCGACAAAGGGCGAACGCATCGGTTCGCCCCTACCCTCTATATATTCGACCTGCCAAACTGAAGCAGCAGGAAGATGCTTGTTTCGTCAACAGCATCGTCGATAGTGCCTCCTGTCTGCTCAACGGATGCTCCGATCTCGTCGCCTTCCTCGAATGTCACTTCCCCATTGGCAAAGGTGCCGGTGGCCTGGGTATCGCCTATGGGGATGGCGCATATTCCGGTTGTCGACTCGACGCCTCCGATGGTCATAGCGGCAACAAGGTCGGGATTCGCAGTATTCGGGGTTGTTAGAATCTCGCACATGATCGCACGCAGACAACCAGCCTGGGGCGCTTTCATACTCAGGTGAACGCCATCACCGGCCAGGGGCTGGTCAACAGGGGTGGCAGTAGTCAGATTAGCGGAGTTGTCCTTGAAAAAGTGCAGAAGGACAAGTCCAGATACTTCATCAGACATTGGTTATTTCTCCTTTCTTTCGGGCAAACACATCGATTTGCCCCTACGTTTGTTGGGGCAGACACATTGGTCTGCCCGTACATTAATCCTTGACGCCGATCAGCGCGGCAACGCTGACCGTGGAGAACAGGCATATCGAGGTATACCACTTTATGCGGGTTCTCGTGGCGTCTTTGGTCTCCAGCTGCCCGATGCGCTCGACATTCATTCCGCCCGGGCCCGTTATGCCGCACAGCGCACCTTCGCCGAACCGGAGGGCATAGATTGTTGAGCTCGTGTCACCTACGGTATTGGTCTCTACGCTGCCGACCAGGGTATGCGTGTCCAGTATCCAGTCTGAGACGCCGATGGGGATATCGCCATAAGCAAGCACCTGTTGACCGAGTATCCCCTGCTGTATCTGCAGGTTCGTGCCTGCTGTCCTGGCCAGCGTTACGATTTTCCTC